GACGTCAATCCGGTTCAACTAACTAGACAGATAATAACTCCAAACTCTTACAAGAACCGTAGATTATAAGCATCCCTCCTAAAGCCAATCACGCTCTTTCCCGCTTCCCTTTGCGCTCTAACTAAATCTGCAAATTTTGCCATTACTCTATTTCCTGTTTATTTTTTGTTGTTGTAGTTTTTCATTTTCTTCTTCAATATATTTTAATAACATATTAACGTAGACACTTTTTTCCCAAGGTATCATACCATCAATATCACTTAAATTATATTTGTGATGTTGCATCAGTGCAAAGTTGGTTTCAAAGTAATTCTTCAGATTATCATAACGAACGGTCATACGAAAAAACTTTGGAGTCCTTCAATAGTAATTTCTTCGGTATATCCACATTTATTGCATTCAAAGTGTATGTCTTTTTTAATTTTTGGAATGGTATCAAAAAAACCTTGAACTTTCATAAACTGTTCTCTGGTTAAGTTTTCCACAAAATCAACAAGTTCTTTTTTAGGAACATCTTTAGCATAGAATATTTCTTCTTCAGTATAGATTGCATCAATACATCCAATAAGAATATTCATCACTTTTTCTATTTCAGTTATATCTTTAATTTTTTCACTTTCTTCTACCATTTTGAAGGATGGGTACTTCATTAACATTCCCATATTTTCACTTAGTTCTATCTTATTGGTGTGATCTTTCGAAACTTCTGGATTGATTTCTAAAATGTTCACTTCAAGTTTAACTAAGTTTCCACATTCTTTTTCATCACCATTCTCATTTGTAAGTTTGTTATTGCACTGATATGGCAATTCAACAACTTCACCAACTGACCTTGCACGAAGATTTAGAAATAATAATTCCATATCAGCAACTGGTAAAGAATCAATATCAATATCATCAATACAACAGTTGTTTAAAATCTGTTTAACTGCTAGAATTATGGAATCGTTCTCATTTGATTCCATAGCCATCAATAAAATCTTTTCTTCTTTGACCAAAAAAGGTCTGAATCTAACTTCTTGTTTTGTTAATGGTAAAGTCAATTCAAAAATTGGTACATCTATTTTAGGTAACATAATATCCTCGTTTAATAATTAAGCAACTGATGCGAAACTGAATAATTTGGAACCCACAGTTCCAAAAAGTGCTGCTGCGGCTGCACCCAAATCATATGTACCTTCAAACACAGGCACATATCGTTGATATGCAAATTGGACTGATACTCGATGGAAACCTTCTTCGGACCATGCCAATGGTTGTGATGCCACACCAATTGGAAAAGCATCATTTAAAACTGAAGCATAGATTTGCTTGATCGAATCATCATATTGAATGATTTTGATATCGGTCAAGTATCTAGATTTTTCTCCTTTAGGAAATCGTAAATTGTTTGTGTCAGAAGGCATAATACATTCTAACCACTGGTCAAATAACTTACGTTCATAAAAATCATTGGTACAAATGAAACTGAATGTTATATCACTATATTGTGTTTGATATGGAACTTTGAATGTTGGACCATATATTTTAACATCGGCAGTTTGTAATGTTTTACCTGGCAACTCTGTGGATTCACACTGAAGGGCAAGATATCTTGATATTGCTGGGTTGGCAGATGATAAACTGAATTGTCTCTTGTTAAACCCGTCACCTCCTATTGCCCGATTAAATGTTTCTGTTAAGTCTGTAAAGGTTGAATTGGGTAAATTCAATATTTTCTCAATGACAGAATTGCTGACATATTCACCAATATATGTTGGTATAGGTAAAAGAATTTCAAATCTGGCTGGACGTGCCAGTCCATCTTTTGCCTTGATATTTGATAGAAATAGATTTGGTGCAAATGACATTAAAATTTATCCTCTGATTCTGACCATACTTTGTTTTTCTTTGCTTTGACGAATGATTCTACTGGCAACATTGCTGCGATGTCCCATTCATCTGCTGTTATTTCTAAAAACCTAGATTGTATATGACTGAACAAATATCGTTTGATACAGGGTTTGGCCTGATACATTCTCGATGCCCGTGACAAATAATCATAACTGATTCTGAGTCTAGTTTTCTCATCGTAGTTATCGTCAGTGAGTAATATACTTAACTTATCTAAAAGAAGTACACGCTGCTTTGGACTAATGTAATGCAGGTTAAGTCCTAAAAAACCGTCTGGGTATCGTTCTATTGGAATGACCAATGGGAACTTATCGTAATATGGCAACGTATCCTTCGTCTTTGGATCATAAAAGTAAAAGTACATTCTACCAATAAAAGACTTTTCTCTGAGCCTTTGCTTATCACGCATCAAATCACCTTTGGTAGGTTTGAGTGCGCCTGTTTTTGCTCTGAGCCAATTCCTTGCTTCACGGGATCGCATTTCAAATCCCTGCTTTGCAAGAGAATCTTTGATTCTGTCTATGAGTGTTCTGGTAGCCATATAGTATTTATCTTAGATTCCTAGATGTTTTTCAGTAAGAACTTGAAATTCCCATCCGTGGTCTTTGCAAAACTCGGTTGCCGCTTTCCACTTAGATTGATTGATGACATAAGTTGCCGCCTCTTGAAGATATCGTTGGGTCTTACGTTTTTGAGTTGGAGGTTTAGTCTGTGCCTCAGGTTTAACTTCAATCACAAACGTCTTAACTACACCATTCTTCTGCTTTATCTTAGCAACAAAGTCTGGGAAGTACCGATGCTTTTTATTATCAACTGGACTCCAATAGGGTATGACTAGTTCTTCAGAACCCCACCAAATAACGTCAGGATGGTCATCTAAATACTTCATTACTTTGACTTCCCATGATGATCGATAGATGATCTTTGTGGGATCACCCTTGTATTTTTGTGGATTTTTGGGCGTAAATTTTCCTGAATATGACATAAATACTATCTAGTCAACTTACTTAGGAACATTCATGTCATTTTTCGGTTTAGGCGATATAACTTTCGATAAAGATTATAGTCGTGATTTTGGACCACTTTCTGCTCTTGAAGGTACACAATATGAAAAAAATACTTATCGTTATCCAGAGGATGCTGGTAATTTCGACAAAGGACATTATATGGTGTTCTTTGTTCGAACTCAAAAACAATCCACTACAACTGCGATACCCGCTACAGAGGTTGCAATAAGTGCCATACGAACTGGTAAATCTGTAGGTTCTGCCGCAGTGAACGGTGCAGTTGGTATAGTTAAACAAAAATTTGGAAATGAAATTAATAGAGCAATTAATGACGTTTCAAATAAAATCAATGCTAAAGTTAAAAGCACTATCATGAATAGCCAGATAATCCAGAGTACAGGATATGGCAAAGAAATAGGTGGATTTCTTAGTGGTGTTGCTGGAAGTTTTTTGGGTGCGGGTATAGGAGATATTAAAAGTAGAGTAAGTGGTGCGATTGGTGGTGGTGGAGGTAGATTCGAAGGATCATTTTTAGACAATATTAACAGTGGAAGTAGCGCAGAGACGAATGCATTAATTGCAAATTCAATTAAAGAGATTACGGACAAGAGTCCTTTTGGTTTTTTAAATACCACAACTGCAACATCCGATGCGATTGCATTGTATATGCCCGATACGTTATTGTTTAATAATCCACAATCCTATGGTGAACTAAGACCTGGAAATGAAACTTTGGGACAACTTGCTGTTGCCGCACCAGGTTTAGTTGATGCCTATAAAAAAGGTGGAGGAAAAGGCGCATTTCAAGCAGCAATAAAGTCTGGTGCTGCACAAACTTTGGCATCGAAATTTATTGATGGACTTGGTGGTGGGGATGTCGCAAAATCAGCAATTCTTGGTATAACGGGTAAAGTTACTAATCCTATGTTGGAGTTGATTTATAGTTCTCCAAGTTTTCGTGATTTTCAATTTGACTTTTTCTTTTATCCACGTAGTGAATCGGAAGCACTACAGGTTCAATTGTTGATTAATCGTTTTAGATATCATTCGGCACCAGAGTTGAGTTTGTTCGGTGGTGGAAGGCAAGATGGACTTTTAATTCCGCCGTCAACATTTGATATTAAATTTTTCTATGCTGGTCGTCAAAATCCAAATATTCCAATGATTAGTGAATGTGTTCTTAAAGATGTCACTTTAAATTATGCTCCGAATGGATGGTCTGCATACGAAGTGCCAGGAGAAAATGATCCAACGTTAGGTCGCACAGGCATGCCAGTTGCTATTCAAATGACATTAAGTTTTACCGAAACAACTTATATCACAAAACAAGATTTTGCAAATCATCCTGGTGCACCCAAAGCAATGTCTGGAATTAGTCCAGTCTCCGATGCGGGTAGATCGAAAAATGTATTTAATGGTTAAATATGGCTAATTTTTTCAATTACTATCCCAAGACATACTACACCTCTGGTGCCAATAATGTTACCTCTCTCGATACGGTAACAAACCTAATTGCTCGATTTGGATTTGAAAAAGAATTAAAAGAAAACTCATCAACTTTTTATCCATACAGTATTAAAGATTCTGATACTCCAGAAATTATTGCTGCGAAATATTATGATAGTCCAGAACGACATTGGATAGTTTTAATGTTCAATGATATAATTGACCCACAGTATGACTGGCCGTTACGCTCTAATCAATTTATACGATATGTGAATGACAAATATGCATCAAATGGTGCCACGGAGAGTCCTGCTGTGACTGGATTAGCATGGGCGCAATCGGGAGCACATCCACATTCTTTTTATAAAATTACAACTAGAACTCAATCAATATATAACTCTGACAGTAAAACTGTAACTGAAACCATTAGAATTGATGAGGATGCACATACCGCTTTACAGGTAACATCTAATAATTTTACATTACAAGATGGTACGAAAATTGTAGAAAATGTTACTAAAAATATTAAAACGTATTATGAATTTGAGAATGATCTGAACGAATCGAAAAGAGAAATACGACTGCTTAGGAAAGAATATGTTTCTCCTCTTTTAGAAGAGTTCAAAAAAATGATTAGTCGATGAATACAAATTCAACTCAGTATAAGGTAAGAGAGGTGTCTATAGTAACCAAAGGTGGTTCTATAGAAGTTACTTCGTTGTTTGAGGAATTAAACATATTTGATTCTTTATTTTTGCCGGTTATTTCTGGAAACATTTTAATTACCGATTCAATTGGATTATCTGGTAGATTTCTGTTCGATGGTTCTGAAGTTATAAAAATCTTTCTGTGTAAAGATGAAAACTCTGATATCGGTGTTTTTAAAGAATCTTTTCGTATCTATAAACAAACCGATAGAAAAAATTTAACTCAGACTAGCGAAAAATATATATTACATTTTGTATCGGATGAATTAATATTTTCCGATCAGCAGAGAGTTAATCAAGGTTATGTTGCAACATACTCGAATGTTATCGAAAATATCTTAACCGATTATCTTCGAATAGAGAATAAAAAACACGCATTACATGAAGGAACTTCTGGTGTTCGTAATATAGTTATACCAAATTTACGACCATTGGAAGCAATTGAATGGTGTGCAAAAAGAGCGGTTGATGAATATAATTCTCCAAACTATATGTTCTATTGTAATAATGTTGGATTTAATTTTGCATCATTGTCCACTCTATTGTCAAACTCTTCAATACTCGATATTAAATTTGAACCTAAAAACTTAACCAATAAAAATGCTCTTGAAGAAATGAGTAGTGCCCGTTCTTTCGAGGTTGTAAATCAAAACGATGTTATAGATCGAACACGAAGTGGAGTGAATGCCGGAATGTTCATTGGATTCGATCCAATGACAAGAACATTTGATTCGAAACCGGTTACATATAATTCGAATTTTACAGCAATGAAACACGCAAACGAATATCAGAACGTTACCGAAATTCTAAACCGTGACGGAAGTTCTAATTTAACCACATTCGAATCTCGTAAGGTATTAAGTGTTTTTGGAGCCGCACGCAGATATAGTCAGTACATACAAAGATGGTATCCAGAATCAGTCTCTCTAGTTGAAAACTATGAGGAACAAATATTTCAACGAAGAGCAATATTGAAAAACTTGACGGCCAGAAGAATAAAACTTACTATGCCTGGCAATTTTCAATTAACTTCGGGATTCAATGTTTTCTTCACTGCACCTAGTTTTGCTAAAAGAGAGATTGGTGAGTATACTGAAGATAAATCAATTAGTGGTAAATATATCATCATTGCAACAAGACATATAATTACCAATAGTAGGCATGAAACAGTAATTGAAGTTGCGACTGATTCTACAAGAAACGATAAGCAACAAGTGAGTACGGTTGAACAGAACAACACCGCAGTAGCGTATGGAATATAATCATGTATAATGAACAAAAAGATTTTGCTGGTAAAAATGGATTTACTTGGTGGATAGGTGTAGTTGAAGATAGAATGGATCCAATACGATTGGGTCGTTGTCGTGTTCGATGTATTGGTTGGCACTCATCTAATAAGATGGATTTACCTACTGATATGTTACCGTGGGCAATGCCTAGCATTCCTGTGAACTCTACAAATGTTTATCCACCTAAAGAAGGTTCTATGGTGTTCGGTTTTTTTCTTGATGGAGAAAATGCACAAGAACCTGTAATGTTGGGTTCGTTTCCAAATATACCATTAAAAGAACCCAATTCACAAGATGCATTTGATGATCCAAGAACTATTGCGGATCGACTATATGCACCACGAAAACCTAATCAGAAAATTTATAATGGTGATGGTACGGGTGTGCAGATTTTAGAAAAAGATTTTGCTCCAGCAAATCCTTCTATTATGGATGAACCCACAACACCACGAATGGCACGCAATGATGCAGAATCAATTAACGATTCGTTTATACAAGATCGCATAGATTCGACAGTACAAGGAGTGCCAACAGCAGGTGCAAGTTGGGATGAACCCTTCACTCAATATGGCACTCAGTATCCATATAACAATGTAATGGAAACTGAATCTGGTCATGTTATGGAATTCGATGACACATTCGGTAGAGAGCGTATACAAATTGCCCATCGTAGTGGTTCATTCCAAGAAATGTTTCCTAATGGAGATAAGGTAGAAAAAATCACTAAGGATAATTACGAGATAGTGTTGGGAGATGACCATGTTTTGATTATGGGTAAATGCCAAATAACTGTTCAAGGTGATGCTGAAATTCTAGTTCAAAAAAGTGCTTCTGTTGTTGTTGATCAATATGCTACGGTAGCGGTTGGAGCATTTGCTACGGTTGCAGTTGGTGGTTATGCTGGTGTTACGGTTGGCGGATATGCAGATGTTAAAGTTGGATTGGATACAAAGATTACTACTGGAGGAGACACCACAGTTACAACAGGTGGGGATACTACAATAATTACTGGTGGTGATGCGACTATAACTTCAGGTCGTGATATTAGAATTGTTGCTGCAGGAGATTTGACGGCTGAAATTGCGGGTGGTATGGCATTTGCTTGTGCTGGTGATTGTGAAATTGCATCAGGTGGACCAATGACTTTCCTTGCTCCGACAATTAGTCTGAACTAATATGAAACACGAATTTGTTATCCGTGAAAAAGGCGAATTAAAAACGTACACACGTTGGGAAGATTTGCCCGAATCGTTTGAGTATGTGATCAGATTCAATCCACATATGCCTCCACCACCACATACAGATGAGGAGCACCATGAGATTGAATCTTGGCAGTCTCGATTTAAAGAGTTGTTGACTAGACAAAAAGGTCTATAATGTTTGGTATTGCAGGTATTCAGAATGGTGCATATGGTAGACAGTATGTTGCATTTACTGATACCATAACATTAGTAACAACCACGGGAGCAACGGTAATATCTTTTGATGGTGTTACTGTTGAAGGTAGGTTGATTACTAATGTTGCAGTATCAAACACAAGTACGGTGCCAGAAGGGCTAGGTAATCAGATAACGACTTATACAATTAATGGTACGTATGGTGATGATTTAGCGGTGGATGATCTTTACAAAACAGTTAAAGTTGTGGATGGTATTGTAACTGCACAGACAAGTTATACAACATATTCAACGTTAATAGCAGACAGAAGTAACTGGACAACGGTGCAGTATTTTAGACCCGATCCATCAAGAGAAAAGATTGTACGATATACCTTTACAGTAAATGCATTGCCGCAAATATTTGAGCATCCAGTAAATCTAGTTCCAACTAGACATTTTACTAGATTGCAAAATATTATTGATTCAACCGTTACGAATAGAGTGGTACAGTTATACCCATCATTATCACAGATTACTGTTGATTACCTTGAGAAGGCAAATGGTGGTTCGGGTTACACGAATGGTTACATAACATTTTCTGGCACAGGAACTCAAGCAAATGCATATGTCGAAGTCTTTAGTGGAAACGGTGCAGTTCGTACAATTACATTGAATTCAAATGGTAATTATACAACGACTCCAACTGCGGATATGCCTTTTGGTGTTGCTAATGTAACTTGGACAAATGGTGGTAGCACGTATGGTAATGGATTTTTAAACTTCAGTACAACGGGCGCCACGATAAGTTCAGCAAATGGGGTAGTTGAAGTGTTTGCTGGTAATGGAGCAATTTATAAGATTACGATTGTATCAAATGGAATTTATACTTCCACAATCACCGCAACACCGAACACCGCAGGTAATGGAGGTGCAGTAATTGTAGTTAATCGTGCAAACACATATATGGGTAATGGTGGAGCATTAATAAGAACGAACACGTATAGTACCAGCACATACACCGTTAATGTAAATGCTACTCCATCAAACACAACAACGACTTATACAACATATGGACAATAGGAGAAACTATGTCAGCAGTATGTAGAATTGGAGATATAGACTTAACTCATTGCTCAACGCCAGCAAGAGCAGCAGGTTCTCCAAATGTTTTTGTAAACGGCATTCCTTGGAGTAGACAGGGAGACATTAATACTCCTCATCTTATTCCTGGTGATAGTCCCTGTTATGTTCACTCCGCCGCAATTTCTGTGGGTTCTGTAACTGTTAGGGTTAACGGATTTGGGGCCGGAAGAGTTGGAGATGTGATAGGTGGATGTACCGCAGTTGCTTCTGGATCACCAAATGTTTTCGCTGGAGGTTGAATAAATAAACGATGTCAACTACTATCTCATCAATTAATCCAAATATAAGTTCCACAAGAACTTATAAAGATTTGGATTTAAACTTTACAATTCATCCAATTAAAAAAGATATCAACAAAAAAATAGGTGAATATGCAATTATAAATTCAGTTAAAAACTTGGTTTCAACCAACTTTTATGAGCGTCCGTTTAGACCGCAGATAGGTTCTGGAGTGCGTAGTCTACTATTTGAATTGGTAGATACTGTTGTTGCTGCTCAAATAGAAAGAGCAATTTCAGAAGTTCTTGAGAATTTTGAACCTAGAGTTAGGGTGACTAGGGTGGTAGCATCTCCATCTCCAGATGAAAACCTATACAATATAAGAATGGATTTTTTTATAATCAATAATCCTAATCCTATTAGCATTGATTTTTTCCTAGAAAGAATTAGATAAAAATGGCAAATCGTTTAAGAGTCACCGAACTTGATTTTGATAGTATAAAACAAAATTTAAAAACATTTCTGAATCAACAGTCTGAGTTTACTGACTATGATTTTGAAGGATCAAGTTTAAGCATTTTATTGGATGTTTTGGCATACAATACTCACTATCAAGCATATTATTTAAATATGATTGCCAATGAGGCATTTTTGGATACAGCATTACTTCGTGATTCTGTAATTTCTCATGCTAAAGTTTTAGGTTACGTTCCGTATTCTCGTAAGGCACCAACTGCAAATATAAACTTTACAGTTTCATCAACATCGAATACTGCCGCCACATTAACTATACCAAAAGGATATCGTTTTTTATCGAATCAAATTGATGGAGTCAGTTATGGATTTGTTGTATTGGCCGAAACCACTGTAACTAAATCTAATACAAGTTTTTATTTTGAAAATCTTCCCATACATGAGGGTCAATTATCGTCCTATTCATATTTACATACACAAGCAACAAATCCTAAACAGGTATTTACTATACCTGACGATAGTGTAGACACTTCAACAATCACAGTTTCGGTGCAACCATCACCAACAAATACTGCATCCGAAATATACACTCTTGCATCAAATGCTTCCGAAGCGACCACAATTTCTCCAGTGTTTTACTTACAAGAGAATAGGGGAGGAAATTATGACATTTACTTTGGAAATGATATAATAGGTAAAAGTATTGCCGATGGTTCTGTTGTAACAATAAATTATCTGGTAACAAACGGAATTGTTGCAAACAGGGCAAATAATTTTGTCGCAACACTTAGATTGACCGATTCAA